AAATTTATTTAAATTAATAACAATGGAAACACATTTAAAATTACAATATGGTTTTACTAGTTTTAGAGATTTACAAAAAGATATTATTATGGATGTTTTAGAGAAAAATGATAGTATTGTTATTTTTCCAACTGGAGGTGGAAAATCTCTTTGTTATCAGTTCCCTGCAACTTATTTAAATAAAAAATCTATAGTTATTTCACCGTTAATTTCATTAATGACAGACCAGCAAATACACTTAAATCAAAAAGGAATTAAATCTGTTTGTTTAAATAGTGAAACTACCAATAAAAATTTATTAAAAAAGAAAAACAATTTTAGTGATATTAGTGTTATATACTGTACACCAGAATTTATAATAGCAAATATTAATATGTTTACAGAACTTGCTGATATTTGTTTAATTGCTATAGATGAAGCACATTGTTTATCAGAATGGGGGCATGACTTTCGTCCAACTTATAGACAACTAAATATTCTTAAAAAATCATTCCCTAATATTCCAATAATTGCTTTAACAGCTACAGCTACACCGCGTGTTTTAGATGATATATTTAAAGTATTAAACTTTGATTCTGCGAACCAATACCAAATTGGTACGATGAGAAAGAATATTAGTATTCACATAAAAGAAAAAAGTAAAGATATTTTAAAAGATTTAGATATTAAACCATATGAATGTACTATTATTTATACACAAACAAGAAAAACATGTGAAAAAATACATAATCTTTTAATATCAAAAGGTGTTAATTCTGGTTGTTATCACGCTGGTTTATCAGCAGAACACAAAAATACAATACATAATCTTTTTATTAAGGATAAAATCAATGTTGTAGTTGCTACAATTTGTTTTGGGATGGGTGTTGATAAACCAGATATTAGAAAAGTTATTAATTATGGATCACCGTGTAATATGGAGACCTATTACCAAGAAATTGGAAGAGCTGGAAGAGATGGTATGCAATCAACTGCTGTAATGTTTTATAGTGATGCAGATTATGGAACAAACAGTTTTTTGTTAAATAAGTCTAATCAATGTACAAAGGCAGTTCAACAAAATAAAATGGAATTATTAAATAGTTTTCAACAATACATTACAAATGATAAGATATGTCGACAGTTAATAATAGAACATTATTTTGAAAACGGTAATTTAGCTGGAAACATATCTAACAAACCATTTGATAAATGCGGAACTTGTGATAATTGTACAGGAGTTACTACAAAAACTTTACAAACGACACAATTAAGCAGTAGAGAAAGTAAATTAGTTATAGGATTAATTAATTCTTTACAGGTTAATTATGGATGTGTTAAATTGATTAACATTTTAAGAGGATCAGAATCATCATTTTCAAAAAATAAATATTATAATACAGGCGGACATAAGTCTATTGCGTGGTGGAAAAATCTAATTAAAGGTCTTGTTAGAGATGAATATTTGGAAAAGATATCACAATCTTTTTATACAGTTATAGGGATAGGTAAAAAAGATATGGACGGAGTCCCCGAAGATATGCACGGAGTGCCCGAAGATATGGACGGAGTCCCCGAAGATACTATAAAACTACAGTCAACTCTTAAAAAATATAAAACAATTAGGGACAGACTGGCTAATTTAGAAAATGTAGCTCCGTATATGCTTATGAATGATAAAGTTCTAAGTGCGTTATCAATGGTAAAACCAAAAACGTTACAAGAACTTTTACAGATTGATGGTATTAGTAATGATTTTGTATGTAAATATGGAAACTTTTTTGTTGGAGAAGAAAAAGGTGAAATTCCGACTAAAAAATCTTCTAATGAAAAGTCAGATTCAGTAAGTTTTTCAATGTATCAGTCAGGTAAAAATATTAAAGAAATTGCTATTGAAAGAGATCTAAAAGTTATAACAATTGAATCTCACGTTACTAGTAAATTATCTGACAATCCTTCTAGTATAGATAAAAAACGTATTGGATTAACAGATGAAGTGTTGAACAGAATATCATTAGCTGTTTTAAAAGTAGGAAAAAATCGTCTTCGTCCTATAAAAGATATTTTAGATGAAACAGCTAATGATATTTCTTATTTTCAAATTAAAGTAGGATTGTGTTTAATTTAAGTTAAAATTTATATTTAATAAATGTGGCTGAATCAGATGTTCATTATGATAATGAACATCATACTGAAAAACATGTTAGAGATGTTGTAGATATTTATTAGTCTGAATTAATTGATTACTTTTCCGTTTCACACTTTATTTGCGATCGCGGATGTAATAGAACAATCAAATGTATATTTTCAAAACAGTCTTATCCAATACGTTTATATTGTAAACAATTTGATCCAAAACTCTAGTGGTATACTATTAAATAAACATATACAAATGTCCAATCAAAACATATTCACACTTACATGTTCAACTTGTTCTAAAAATCATAACATAATAATTCCGATTGTATATTTTTAGTTAAATATACAATTAAATACAAAAACCCTGCTGGCTAATTTAAACTCAAAAACTCAATTAAGTAAATATGAGTTATCTATATTTTTTTAAACGTATTATTTAACATTATTCTATATAAAGTTATTTTAATATCTTTAACAGACAAACCAGACGCACATATTGGAGTAATAGAATCTAATACAACATTTATTTTGTATCCGGTTAATACGTTGAGAGGAGGGCTAAATACCTTAGTACCGGAATCTGTTTTTGCAATATCTTGAACAATCCGCTATTTTAAATGTAAATAAATCTACATTACCCTTAGCGTAGGGTTATATTTTTAATAAAAATGTTTCTTGACCCTTGAACATCTCTATCTAACACTAAATTACAACTAAAACATTTAAACACCTCATTACCTTTTGTGTTGTTAATATGACCACATACCGCAAGTACAAGAAGTATAACTCTCATCTACTATAATAACTTTTTTTCATACCTACGACTTTTTTCTTTGAGTTTTTCTTTGAAACTACAAAATGAAAACATACACATCAATCTCTTTGTCATCCTACTAAGTTTCTTTTTTTTAATCATTTGACTTACTCTAAAATCTGGTAGAATTATAACTTCATCTTCTTGGTTTACATAAAAAAATGAGTTTGACAAATTTTAACCTGAATGTTACTATTGGTTTTAATTTTTCATATCTAATTTATTATGTAGGTGATTTACGATGTGATTTACGATGTGATTTACGAGGTGATTTACGAGGTGATTTACGATGTGATTTACGAGGTGATTTACGAGGTGATTTACGAGGTGATTTACGAGGTGATTTACGAGGTGATTTACGAGATGGTGATACACCTTTGCAAATACGATTTTTTGGACAGTTTTTACTGTCTCCTCCTTTAGTCCAAAGGTTTTTACAAGCCCAGTAACGTGCTGTAAGTTTGTCATTTGCTGTAGAACATTTGTGTCTTGCTCTAAAATTTTTACGAGCTTGACTGTTATAGTTATGACCATAACCGGTTGCTCCAAAGTGTATAATTTTTTCTTTACCTCCAAAACAAGCTTTAACAACTCGTTTTTTAGCAGGTTTCCATGATTTTTGAGGTTTATTACATAGCATATTCTTTTTACTTTTGACAGTTGGCATTTATTTGTAAAAATAAAATTTAATTAAAAATTATATAAACATTTAACGTCCAGCTACGCATATTTCGTCACCTGGATATAAATCCCATTGGTTACTAGGTAGTACAGCTTTTTTGTCATAAGCTTCTTGTCCTTCAGGACATGTAATATGACAATATCCAGCATAATCTCTTGTATACCCAACAGTACACTTATCTACGCATTTAGCACCTATAAGTTCTTGATTTGTTGAACATATTAATTGACATATTTCACCTTTTCTTTCGTACCCATTATTACATTTTACTAAACATTTTCCGTTTATAATTTCATTATCTGGTGAACATATTGTTTTACATATATCACCTTCGCGTATTTTTCCATTTTCACACTTATTTAGACAGTTACCATTTACTGGTTCTTTACCAGTAGGGCATAAAAGAGAACACTCAATACCAACTCTAGTAAGACCTGGTGCGCATTTATAATAACACCGCTCATTTATATAATCTTCATCATCTGTGCAAACATATATGCATTTTTCGCTATTGATTCTATGCTTTCCATCAGGGCATTTATCTAAACACTTATTATTATATTCTACCTGACCAAATGGGCATACTAATTTACATACCCCATTATTTCTACTATATCCTTTATCACATTTTATTAAACAAAATCCGTTTATATTTTCACGTTCATCTGAACATTTATTTTTACATATTCCATCTTCTCTGACTTCATCTGAACCACACTTGTCAATACATTTGTCATTTGATTCTATTTGATTATTAGAACATACTAATTTGCATCCTTGACCAAATCTGATTTTACCGTTACTACATTTCACTAAACAAGTTGTATCAACACGTTCTTCTGTATTAGTGCATTTAACTAGGCACTTACCGTTTACAAGTTCTTGGTTTTCAGTACATTTGACTATACACTCACCCTTTACACGTTCTTGGTTTTCAGTGCATTTAAGTATGCACTTACCATTTACACGTTCTTTTTCACTTGTACATTTTAAACTAAAATATAGTACTACACTAATAATAACAACTGTAATAAATCTAATAAAAGTTCCTAATGCTATTTTTGTAGTAGATGTCATTTTTGTATTAGGTGTCATCTTTATTAAATAAAATTATTTTAATTCAAACATATTTTGTGTTTCTATAATCCATTTTGGAACACTTCTTTTTTTCCATGAATGTATGTTACTTTTTTCAAAGAAATAATATGCTCGATAAGATTCAACAGGATTATTACTTTTATAAATATCTGGCATAGCCATAGCAGGAGTTGTAAATCCAATGTCTGGAATAGGAGGAATATTATTACCTAATTCTTCTATATAAGATTGGCATTTATGTATTTTACCATATCTGTAAGTGTATTCTTTACATAGAGCTTTTCCTAAATTTACTAGATATTCATAGTTAGACTTAGATGCTCTTGCCCATACAGTAGAAGGGTGATTTTTATGAGTTGGTTTATAAGGAGGTTTATAAGTTGAACAGACGACGTGATGTGTAGTACATAGTAGTTGACAAGATTCAAGTATCATTTTTACTACATGTTTATCTACATGCATAATAGCGCAAATAAAAGGATCCAAATGAAGGAAAAAAATGTTCATTTTTTAAAATTATAAAAAATTATAAAAAAATTTCAATTAATATTATGTATAAAATGGGATCTTGTAATAGATCAAAAATACAAGATGAAGATAATTCTTTAAAATTATTTGTGATAAATTTAAAAAAAAAACAAGATGAATCTTTACTTGAATTGTCATTGATAAAAACTAATGAGAAACCCGTTACTAACGAAAAAATTATTAAAATTTATAAAGAAGAGTTTAAACAGTTAATGATTCTTATTCCTTCGTATGATTCTAATAATCAAACTCCTCCTAATACTGATTGTCAATCACAATCAACAGGAAAGTCTCAATAAAAAACATTGTAAACAAAAATAATCAACTTCTATTTCGCAATTAATTTAAATTCTATTGTTACTATAGGTGAACATATTAAAGTAGTAATAATATAACTGTTACCATATATAACATTTTCGTTTTTATCAAGTGAAATAGATTGTTGTGTTGTTATTGCAGTTATTATATTTTTATTTTTTATAATACAGTGATTATATGAAGGATGTTGTATAAATAATGTATTATAATTATCATATAATAATTTCAATCCGGGAAAAAATACATTTTGGGTTAAACATTTTAATGTATTTTTTGTCATAGGTCCGTATATATTCCATAATTGACATGTATTATTAACTATGATTCCGTCTAAAACACAATTTATTCTATTTAAATCTTTTTCAAGTTGATTTTCTACTTCTTTCCATGTATTTAATCCTAATAAATCATAAAAATCTTTTATATTGTAAATAAAAATATTATCCATTTAAATATTTTTATTAAACTGCTTTTTAATAAATGAATTCAAGTTTCAAAGTAATAAAAAAAAATAAATTATAGCTTGTGATGAATCTGAAACAAAAAGTTCAGCTACATATGTAGACTCAAAAAGAGTTTTTTTGGAAAGAAATTGGAATAGTAAATTACAATATTAATGTATTATCCCCTGGTCTTCCTACAAGATTATCTCATACAACAATTATTAAACCATATTTATTTTAAAAAATGATTTATATTAATTACATAATAAAAGTATATAAATATGAAACATATTAGTAAGATAACATCAATTATAAAAAATCCAAGCAAATTTTATTTATATATGAATAATGGTAATATTACTGGTGTAATGCTATGGTCAAAAGAAACCGAAAAAAAAATACCACCTTATGATAATGTTATTGAAGTATGTGAAAAAGATAACAAATGTGCATATGATTTAATAAAAGAGTTGTTTAAAGCATAATAATTAAATTAATTAATTTAATTATTTAAGTGGATTTTTAGAATCACTCATTAAGTTTAAAGTTTGTCGTAAATCACTTACTTTTAAACAATTGTCGTTAGATGTTAACTCATCCATTATTCTAAATTTTTGAATGTTGTAAAAATAATTATAAAAATTTTGAATGTGAAACAATCCAGCATAAATTATAATATTAGATGGTGTTGTTGGTTGATCAGTATTAACAGTTGGATGTAAAAATACTTTTTGTATTCTAGCAATTGTATACATATCCACCATATAATCAGTTAAAGAACCCATTGTTTCAGTATAAGGAATACTAAATGCACATACATTATATATTGCATCAGAATTGTCTTCGGTTATGACTTCCTTAAAACTTTTAAAATTTCTATATAAACCTTGTATACAATATTTAAATTGAGAAAAAGGAATTTTTTCTTGTTGAATTTCAAATATTTTAGAAAACATTAATGATGCTTTATTTATATCTGGACTGAATTTAAGACTTTTTGTAAATTCTTTACCGATATAACTAGTTTCATTTTTTACTATAATTGAAACAATGTTTTGAAATAAATCACGATAATTTGTAATATCTTGTATATTTTTTAATACATCATAATTAAAATCAGAAAATAATACAGATAATAAAGATTTCGTCTCGTTAATATACTTTTTTTTAAAATTATTATATTTATTGTTTATGTAGGGTCCCATTTTTTGGTGAATCTCAAAAGAACTATCGTTAAGCCAATTTTGTTCTTTGAGTAGAGAAATAAATTCATCAAAACGGGTTTGATTCATAAAAACTTTCAAATGAGTAAATTTATTAACATCATTTGTTAATTTTGTATTTTGTCTAATATCAATTAAATGAAATCTGGTGGTACAATGTTTTATATCAAAGGCATCCTCGTCAAGTAAATGAAAATTTTGTTGTGTTATTTTTTTTAATTTATTTTTTTTATTATTTTTATGTTCATCATCTTTCCAGCAAATAGATTGTGATTTAGTGTCAACTAATTTTTTATATATTGCATCTATATTTTCTGTGTTACGTACTTTATTATATGTTCTATTAAAATCTGATAAAAAAACTGGTGATTCTAAATAAAAATCAATAAAAACAGGTGTTGTATCAAATATTTGTTGTAATAAGTCCTCTATTAATAAAATAGATGATAATTTTTGGTCGTAACATGCTTGGCGTGTTTGATGTCTTTCTCCAAATAAAAATATAGTAGTGTTTCCTTTTCTTAATTTATAATAAGACTGTACACCTGTTAAATATGTATTTTCAGGTGATTCTATAATTTTCATATATTTTTTGTTTGCAGAATTTTTTAATAATTCTATTTTTGTATTATTTTCAAAATTAGAATAAATTCGATTTAAATTATATTTATTTAAAAGTTTAGTGTCATAATAATTTGAATTTTTATTATTTGAAAATTCATTATCCATATCAGTTATAAATTGTTTAAATAACTGATATATATCAGTTTGATCTTTTGATTGATGTTTATTCATTAACATTGTATACCATACATTAACAATTTTTGTTAATTTTGTTGTTGATAATGTAGATAAAGATTTTGTTTTTGAAAGTATAAAATAAAATCTTCTAATATTATTTATTAAATTAGAAGGGTCTGTATATGTTAATATTAAAGTTTTATATTGCTCTTTAATTGATTCGGGTTTTCGTATTTTTTGTCCGTAAGGAGATTCTAACAATTTAATTTCATCTTTAATATATTTTTCCATTTATTAATAGAAAAATATTAATTTTATCAACATATTTTGTTATACAATTCTAAAGTACGTGCACTAGGATCAATAGCATTAGTATATTTGGGCATCCAGTAATAAGGTAATATATTTAATCTGTTAGTAAACCGTGTTTCAAATATAGTTTTGTAATAATATTTTTCTGTATTTATATCAGGTGTGTAATTCAATAAATTATTTTCATTTAATTTTAGTGCTATTTTTTTTTGTAAAATTTGATAAAGGGAGTTACCAGCACTACTAACACCGTCGCTAAATGCTTCTTTTTTTCTCCATAAGATTTCAGATGGTAACAAGTCATCTCCGTTATAATTTAAAAAATTATTGGGAGAGAAGCTGGTTCTTAAAATAAATTTTTCTATTAGTTTTTGATTATTATGATTTTTAAAGGAAAGAGGAAGTGATAGTACATAATTTACAAAATTTTTATCTAAAAAAGGAGTTCTAGGCTCTAAGCCATTAGAAGATATACATTTATCTGAACGTAAAACATCAAATAAATGAATGTCTTTTAACAGTCTTCTTGTTTCACAATCAAACTCAATATTATTAGGGCAATTATGCATATATAAGTAACCACCTAATAATTCGTCAGCTCCATCACCGTTAAAAATTACTTTTGCTTTACTATGTTTAGAAATATATTTACCTATTAAATAATTTCCAAGGCTTGCTCGTACGGTTGTGGTATCATAACTTTCAATATTATAAATAACTTCTGGAATTGAGTTAAACATATCATCTTCAGATACTATTATTTCTGTGTGTTTAGTTTTTAAATATTCTGCAACTTTTTTCGCGTGTTTTAAATCTTCAGAACCATAAAGACCAATGCTATAAGTTTCTAATTTTTTATTTTCACAGTTAATTTTAAAAAAATTATCAACCAAAGCAGTAATTAAACTACTATCTAATCCTCCAGATAGTAAACATGCAATAGGTCTTTCAGTTGTTAAACAACGTTTGTATACAGCATTAGTTAAATATTTAGAAATATTGCTATAGTAAATATTTTCATTATGTTGAATATTATGAGAAAATGTTGGAATAAAATATTTAACATTTTCTTTTATTGGTGTCCAATTATCATTTAATTGAAAAACAGAATACGAACCTGGTTCATATTGATTTATTGTATTTTCAGAATCATAAATGTCAGACATACATTTTAATTCCGATGCAAATCCGTATATATTATAGTTGTCTATTGTTTGAGTTAATGTATATAAAGGTCTAACTCCTAATGGATCTCTAGCAACATATAATCTGTTAATAGAGCTAAAATCGTATAATATAAATGCAAATACACCATCAAGCATATGTAATGTTTGTTCTATTCCAAATCTTTCATACATATGTAAAATAATTTCACAATCAGAATTAGTTTTAGGAGTTATATTAAGCTGATTGTATAACTCCTTGTAATTATAAATTTCCCCGTTACATATTAATGCTTTTTTATTAATAATAATAGGTTGATTAGAAATATTATCTAATCCGTTAATTGCTAATCTATGAAACCCTAATAATAACTTATTATAAATAACAGTTTCAGTATATTCTGGACCTCTATGTTTTCCTTTGTTAAATTCAGATAGGGCTTTTATATTTATATCATTTAATAATGCAAATATACCGCACATAATTAATTTATAATAGAATTATTGTATTTAAAACATATTAACTAATAATTTTTATTAAAAGCAAATAATAGAACTATAATAAACCATCCTACTGATCTAGAAATAGGATTAAATACAAAATCAACTTGAAAATAATTACGTTAAAATATGTGATATTAAATATTTAATATAAAAGTATCTAAAGACAAATGTTCATATAAAAAAAATGAAAAAAGAAATTCAATCTAAAAAAATTAATAAAAATATGGATGTTGTTGATAAATTTAATAAACTTGTTATTAGTATTTTGTCTAATGTATTAGATGATGATGTAATTTCTTCTGTTACATCTGAACTATATAAAAATAGAGATGCATTTGAAGGTATTTTTGTAACAAAAAAAGCTAAGAAAATTAAAGATCTTAATGCTCCTAAAAGACCAAAGACTAGTTACATTCTTTTTTGTGTTAATAAAAGAGAAGAGATATCAGAATCTAATCCTAATTTGTCTGCAAAAGAAATTATTCAAGAGCTGGGAAATATGTGGAGATCTTTATCAGACGACGAAAAAACAGAGTATGTCACTTTATCAAACAAAGATAAACATAGATATGAGGAAGAGATGAAATTATATGTTCCTACTAATGTAGTAGAAGAAAAAAGAAAAAAGGATAAAAATTTATCCGGACCTAAAAAAGGGTTATCAGCATATATCTTTTTTTGTAAACAAATTAGAGATTCTATTAAAAAAGAAAATCCTGATCTTAATACAAAAGAAATTACATCAGCACTTGGAAAGAAATGGATGTCTCTTTCAGAAAAAGAAAAAGAACCATACTTAAAGTTAGCTAATGAAGATAAAATTAGATTTCAAGAT